ATGACAGACTCAGGATGATGGAGAAAAAGATGTGGTCTATCTTTGGTGGACTCGCTGTGATATCATTCCTCGTCAGTGTGCCAGGTCAAGCATTAATGAGAGGCTTGACAAGTGGGGGAGACCGTAGTATGCTATCTACAGTAGATAACATTGCATGGACTACGTTGAGGACAAATACATTAAATTCCTCAGCGCGAGGTTAGACAGATACAAACACGTTAAGCGTGGTTTATACAACTTTAGATGCCCCTACTGTGGAGATTCTCAGAAGAATCGCACGAAAGCAAGGGGTTATTTTTTTCTAAAGAAGACAGAATACATTTACAAATGCCACAACTGTGGTGTTGGTAGGTCACTAGCAAACTTCTTAAAGGAGCAAGCAGTAGATTTGTATGACCAATTCTTACTTGAAAAATATCAGCAGGGAATGACTGGGAAAGGTCGTCATACACCTGCACCAAAGATTCCGTCATCAAAACCACACTTCAATAAGACAAAAGACTTGCAGCAGATTTCAAGTCTAAATAATGAGCATCCAGCAAAGCGATATCTATTAGACAGGAAGATACCTGAGGAGCAACTCGGTAGATTCTATTACGTTGACAAGTTTAAGACGTGGGTTAACACTCGTAAATCCACATTTGATAATCTGCAAAACGACAGACCTAGAATTATTATCCCCTTGATTGGTGAGGATGGTAACTGGTTTGGAGTACAAGGGAGGTCCATGTCTCCTAAGTCTACCCTCAGATACATATCAATTATGTTTGAGGATAAACTTAAACTATTTGGACAAGACCATGTAAATCCAGAGGAGACTGTTTATGTCACAGAAGGACCATTCGACAGTACTTTCATTAGACAAGCTGTTGCTATGTGTGGTAGCGATGTTGACCATCGCAGTTTACCTTATAGGTCTAGGGTCTGGGTCTTCGACAACGAACCTAGAAACAGACAAATCGTGCAGAGGCTTGACTCAGCAATCCAAAACGGGGAGTCCGTGGTTATATGGCCGAAGACCATAAGACACAAAGACATCAATGATATGGTCTTGGCAGGACTGAGACCTGATGATATAATTAGAAAGAATACCTACCAAGGGTTAGAAGCACAAATTAAATTTACTGATTGGAAAAAAGTATGAGCGACATTAGTGTTGTTAAGCGTAACGGGGTGGTCGCAGACCTCAATCTAGAGAAAGTACATAAGATGGTAGAGATGGCCTGCCGTGACCTTGGCGGTGTGTCAGAGTCGCACGTAGAAATGAATGCCAACCTACAATTCTTCGATGGTATTAGGACACAAGACATCCAAGAAATTCTTATTAAGTCTGCCAATGACTTGATTTCTTTGGAGACACCTAACTATCAATTTGTTGCTGCACGTCTTCTCCTATTCGGACTTCGTAAACAGGTCTTTGGAGAGCATCCAGACGACGCTCCGCCGCTTCTAGAGCACGTCCAATCGTGTGTAGATGAAGGTGTGTATGATGAGAGTCTTATCAAGGTATACACCGAGGAAGAATGGGAAGAAATTGATTCTTATATTGACTATGACCGTGACTACATGTTTACATATGCTGGTCTAAGACAGGTAGCTGATAAATATCTCGTACAAGACCGCAGCAATGGTCGTCTGTATGAGACTCCTCAACAGATGTATATCATGATCGCAGCTACTCTTTTTCAAAATTACACACAAGAGTATAGACTCGATTATGTAAAACGCTACTATGACGCAATCTCCAAACACAAAATCAACATCCCAACGCCAGTCATGGCAGGGGTCAGGACGCCCCTTCGACAATTTGCTAGCTGTGTGCTTGTGGATGTTGATGACACCCTCGATTCTATCTTTAGCAGTGACATGGCTATTGGTTACTATGTTGCTCAAAGGGCTGGTATCGGTATCAACGCGGGCAGAATCCGTGGTATCAACAGCAAAATCAGAGGCGGAGAAGTTCAACACACAGGTGTGGTCCCCTTCCTCAAAAAATTTGAGTCAACTGTCAGATGCTGCACGCAAAACGGCATCAGAGGTGGGTCAGCGACTGTCCACTTTCCGATTTGGCACCAAGAAATCGAAGACATCATCGTCCTCAAAAACAACAAAGGGACAGAAGACAACAGAGTCCGTAAGTTAGACTATAGTATTCAACTATCTAAATTATTTTATGAAAGATTTATTTCCAATCAGGACATTTCACTCTTCAGTCCTCACGATGTCCCTGGTCTTTATGACGCTTTCGGGACTGATGACTTTGATGATTTGTATGTCCGTTACGAAACAAATACTTCAGTCCCAAGAAGCACCATCGGTGCTCAAGAATTAATTCTTGCACTACTTAAAGAGAGAGCAGAGACAGGTCGTCTCTACCTAATGAATATTGACCACTGTAATACTCACTCTTCTTTCAAAGACAAAGTAAACATGAGTAACCTCTGTCAGGAGATTACTCTACCTACTGACCCTATCAGACACATCGATGACGATGGTGGTGAGATTGCTCTGTGTATTCTCTCTGCTATCAACGTTGGTAAACTCACAGTTAACCTTGATGAGTTAGATAATCTATGTGACCTTGCAGTCAGAGGACTAGAAGAGTTGATTGACTATCAGGAGTATCCTGTTAAAGCAGCAGAGCGTAGCACTCTGGCACGTCGCTCACTTGGTATTGGTTTCATTGGTCTTGCTCACTATCTTGCTAAGAATGGTGTAAACTATGACTCACAAGAGGCATGGGATTTGACTCATAGACTCACTGAATCATTCCAATATCATCTTCTTAAAGCATCAAATCAGATTGCAAAAGAGAAGGGAGCATGTGAAGCATTCCATCGCACAAAGTATATCGATGGACTTCTACCAATCGATACATATAAGAAGGACGTAGATACGATTACCAGCGAGCCATTACACTATGATTGGGATAGTCTTAGGACATCTATCGAAGAGCACGGACTCAGGCACAGCACTCTGTCCGCACAAATGCCTTCAGAGAGTAGCTCCGTTGTGTCAAACGCAACCAATGGAATCGAACCACCTAGAGATTACCTGTCCGTTAAAAAATCAAAGAAGGGACCTCTTAAGCAGATTGTTCCTCAATACAATTCACTAAAGAATAACTACACTCTTCTTTGGGACATGCCAAGTAACGATGGTTACATCAAGGTTGTGTCAGTAATGCAAAAGTTTTTTGACCAAGGCATTAGTGGTAACTGGTCATACAATCCAGAAAATTATAATAATAACGAAGTTCCTGTGTCTGTAATGGCACAAGACCTACTTAATACTTACAAATACGGTTGGAAAACCTCATATTATCAAAATACATACGACGCAAAGAAAGATATCGATGAGCCTTCTCATCCAATTGGATGGAAAGATGAAGTGCCAGACACTGAAGCTCTTGTAAACGATATCTTATACGGTGCAGAGTCGGAGGAAGATTGTGATGGTTGCAAAGTCTGACATCACTGTTACACTAAGCAAAGCACTCCAAGAAGACTTCGAGTCTTGGATGGAGTGTTGTCAATCATTAGAAGTCAAGCCTAGGATTAATTCATTTCTAAATTATGTCGCAAACTACGGGACAAGCAAAGATGGGAGTCACAGTATTCAACCAAAAGAAAACTGACACTACAAAACAACCAATGTTTTTTGGTGCACCTTTGGGGATGCAACGTTATGATGAATACAGGTATCCTGACTTCGACAGACTGACGCAATCTCAATTAGGATTCTTCTGGAGACCTGAAGAGGTTTCACTACAGAAGGACCGCGCCGATTACAAAACACTAAACGATCAACAGAAGCACATCTATACTTCCAACCTGAAGTATCAAATCCTCCTTGACTCTGTGCAGGGTCGAGGACCAGGCATGGCATTCTCTCCTTTCTGCTCACTCCCTGAGTTAGAAGGTTGCATGGGTGTCTGGCAATTTATGGAGCAAATTCACTCACGCTCATACACACATATCATTAAAAACGTTTACCCAGATCCTGGTGAAGTCTTTGATAAAGTCTTAGACGACGAAAGAATCATGGCACGTGCACAGTCAGTAACAAAAGCATATGATAACTTCCTGCAGGCAGCAGGCGACTGGGCAGGTGGTAACATGTGGCAAGGTAGTTGGAAAGATTGTCCTACAGCAGACAGCACTAGACAACACATGAAACGATTGCTCTACAGAGCAGTGGCCAACGTAAACATTTTAGAAGGTATTAGATTTTATGTATCCTTCGCTTGCAGTTTCGCCTTCGGTGAATTGAAACTGATGGAAGGGTCAGCAAAAATTATTGCTTTAATAGCAAGAGACGAATCACAGCATCTTAATATCACTCAGAAAATTCTCAGAAAATGGAGAGAGGGTGATGATGAAGAGATGCAAGTTATTGCAGAAGAAGAAAAGGAAAACGTCCGTCAGATGTTTGCAGCAGCAGTTGCAGAAGAAAAAGAATGGGCAACCTATCTCTTCTCACAAGGCAGTATGATTGGTCTTAACGAGAGACTTCTCTCACAGTATGTTGAATGGATTGCAAATCGTAGATTGAAGAATCTTGGTTTGGCACCTCTGTTTGATATTCCTGCAAGAAATAACCCATTGCCATGGACCCAGCACTGGCTAAATAGCAAAGGGCAACAGAATGCTCCTCAGGAAACTGAGATTGAGTCTTACATTGTGGGGGGAATCAAACAAGATGTCGAAGCAAACACCTTCGCGGGATTTTCACTTTGAATTTGAGCATCACTGGGGCGGCACTCCGTCCGAGGTGCAACAACTAGAAAGGTGGGGTAAGAAACAGAAAGGAGTTATCAGATTCCTTGTGCTGAATTTCTTCCTACCTTGGTATGCTAAATGGTGGTTGGATTATAAACTCCAACGAGAGATGTCTTCTGTAGATCGGCAAGCAAAAGAACTTGTCAATCAATGGAATGAAGAAGACAAACCACGAACAATCATGGAAACCAGACCATCAAAGGTCAAAGGGTTGGATGACATCTCTATCAGACATAGAGCGTCTACCTCTTGGCCTCCACCCGACCAGTGGTATAAAGGACCACTTGAAGTTTTTACGCAGACTGAAGAGGGACCTGAAACGACAACCACACCCGACACCCTACCCGACCCGTGGGAGGAAAAGAAATAAAAAAAAGAAATAGCTTGCTAAATAGTTGAGCATGTGCTATCATATGCTTATCGTTCATCCCCTAGGGGACGCAAGTAAGTCGCGGAACGGAGCGTTCATCCCATGGTTGAGTTACTACTATACTCCAATATCTCTTGTGCAGATGCTACGGCATTCATGCGTAAGGTAAGGAGGCATGAAGACCTGTTACCTCAGGTCAAAATTGAGTTGATTGAAACCATGAAGGAGGCAACTCCTGACTGTCCATGGGACGCAAACGACTAAAGGAACGGACTTAAAACATCCAACTACTTTAGGAGTATACTAATGACTACTATCACATACAGAGGCGTTAAATATAACGCCGAAGAGTACAAGGCAAAGGTTCTTGACGAGCGTGACCAACGCAACCGTCACGATTTAATGTATCGTGGCATCAAGGTTGAGAGGAAATTCGCCAGCAAGTCCTGAGCGTGGTATCGACAGAGGGCTAGTGCCCTCTTTTTTATTAGGAGAAATTATGAATCACGACAAAGTAAAGGCTATCGCACACAACCTTAAACTTTTAGCAATCTCTTTAGAAGATGCTATCAAAGAAGATGTAGCAGCATACAGTCCTCCTGCAAGAAATGACCAGAAACCATGGTTTCCCGCTAACCAAGCAGAGAGATTGGGTTATAGATATAGTGACGATGATGATGGGTATACAGATTGAAACCTCAAAGTGCTAAAGCAAAAGGTCGTAACTTCCAGAAATGGGTAAGAGATATGCTCATTGAGCATAAAGATATCCACCCCGAGGACATTGAGTCCCGTAGTATGGGTGCTGGAGGAGAAGACCTTATCATGGCACGTGCTGCAAGACAGAAATTTCCATTCTCTATTGAGTGTAAAAACGTAGAGAAACTAAATGTGTATGATGCATACGACCAAGCGTGTGCCAACAGTGGTGACCACCAACCTATACTCTTCATGAAGAAAAATCGTAAGCAAGCACTGGTTGTGCTAGATGCTGAATGGTTTATTAAACATTTCGGGGTTGACAGACAGGGGTAAGACCATATATAATGATACGGTAGTCAACGGAGCAGTCTTATGGACAAAGAGTCGCTTGATTTTTTGGAAGCATCAGTTGAGATTCTAATTGACCAACTTCATTACCTTGCAGACGTAGGGGAAATTGGTGATGCCGAGGCAGTTGCTGACCGTATCCGTGAACTACAGGAGATGAAATCAGAATGAGCACAGCAGATGTTGTGCAAATGTTTAATGTCCCGATGATTCATTATGCCATCGAGGACTGGCGCAACGCTAAAGAAAGAATTACACAAGCATTACCTCAGATATCTGAGGAGATGTTAGACTCTAACGGAGAAATCTATACTGACTTCTTCGATGAGCAATTCAAACACTGTCTTCCACCCTACGGAGAGACAGTAATAGACATCCTGCTACCATACTTAAAGGACTTTACGGGTAAGACCCGTTGTGAATTCACCGACATGTGGTTTCAAACTGCAAAGAGGGGTATGTCACATGGAGTCCACAATCATGGTGCAAGTGGTTGGAGTGCAATACTTTATGTTGACTTCAACTATACTGTCCATGCTGCCACCAGATTCTATTCTCCATTTAAGAATCCTTGGAATGGTAATCTAGAAGATTATCAACCACCAGTCAGGGAAGGTGACCTAGTTATCTTTCCAGCATCTATTGCACACGAGGCACTTAAAAATGATTCAGACATACCACGCACAATTATTTCATTTAACCTGCGAGGTAAGGTAGATTATGTTAAGCATACACTATGGAAAGATGAAGGTGACCCTCGTATTGTGATACCTAGGTATCGCGATGATTGTTAACTCGACTCAATAGCTCAGCTGGATAGAGCAACTGCCTTCTAAGCAGTCGGTCGTAGGTTCAAATCCTACTTGAGTCGCTGGGAATCGCATTCCCTAATACAATCGAATAGGAGAGCAATCTCATGACTGTTGGACATCGCTTTGCAGGTAGTCTGCAAATTTTGAAGGATGCTATTAACGGTAACATTGCGTTAGACGTTGAGTATCCAGCCCTTTTCCAATCACTCTGCCGTTTCTATAGCGACAAGAGTGCACGTCACGTCCACTTCTGGGGACTTGATGTAGAGGAGGACTACACAATTCTGATTGATAACATGATTGTAGATGGGGTCTTGGAAACGACCTAACACTTATTACTAGACCCTTATGTCAGATAAATTAGAGGTAACATCATACAAAGGACGCTTCTGTGATAAACACAATGGTGATTTTATCTGGGGTGACTTCATAGACGAGTCTGTTGTTGATGGTCTCAAAGATTTCTGGCACAATCAAGACATCATTTCATTCCATGATGGAATGGTGTTTAATGATGGGGATACTTATGTTGACAAGGACTACAAAGAATCTGTTGACTTACATATCCCTGTTTCCTTATCGCTTAAACCGATTCAAGACTATACCTCTGCTTTGCAGGGGGTCTTGAATAAATATACTGAGAGGTTTCCATTTAGTGAACTCTCTCGGTTTTTAATTGTAGAACCTATGTCAATGCAATGGTATCCTCCTGGCGGAGGATTCAAGCAGTGGCATACAGAAAGAGCAAATGCATTGCCAGGCAACGTGTATCGACACCTTGTCTTCATGACATACCTCAACGATGTCCCTGATGGTGGCACCGAATGGTTTTACCAAGACAAATATGTCCCTGCTCAAAAAGGTTACACAGTTATCTGGCCCGCTGATTGGACGCACCACCATAGAGGTGTGGTATCCAACACATCAGAAAAAGTTATCATTACAGGATGGTTTTCTTTCGTATGAGGTGCTATAATGCCAAGGTTAGGACAGCAACACATGAAACCAGTAGTATTGCTAGAGCGTTTCCCGTATCGCTACGTTGAAACTGGCACTCTAGACAACGGTACACCAGACTACCGTATCCAGAAACTTGATTCTTATACAAATCGTTATAAGGACATGTATCTATGTGACAATTCCATGCAACTCGACATTGCTATGGAAGACTTTGAGTATACCAAATGGTTGGACCCTGATGGGGTGCCTGCCTATGTAAAAGACACAGCACGTAATTACTATGCACAAGACATTTCAGAAAGCGACTGACGCCCTGAAGGAAGCGTTTAAGGAAGCACTTGATAAGGAAGACTTCGACCAGAATACTATTAGTGAAGTCTGGCGACACTATCAAGGCATGAAACGCATCACAAAAGACCTACCGAAGCATGAGCATACGGAAAACCGTATCTTCTTGTCGGATAATTTTGATACATATGCCGCTGGTCCTGTCCACATTCAAGGCGGAGCAGGCAGTGATGTCATTAGTTTTGAGGATAACCTGACAGTAAACACACAGGACAGTGACGGAAGTGTCACATTCATTTGACAAAAGTTTAGATTTCCTATATAATATTGTAACGTTTCTTAACACAACACAAATGACTGTAATTACTGAAGAAGGTGGAAGACAAAACATGTTTGCCTCCGAACCTCCCATGCAATATGACGAGAGTTACAAGGGTTACGGTCCTCATGCTGAGTTGCTTAATGGCAGACTTGCAATGTTAGGATTCATCGCTGCCATCGTTTCATACGCAACTAGCGGTAGCATCTTTTTCTTCGGTGCCTTCGGCATCTAATCAATCAATCTATTATAGGACACTATCATGACTCCAGAAGCAGAAAAGTTTAACGGTTGGGCAGCTATGCTCGGTATTGTTGCAGCACTTGGTGCTTATGCAACTACAGGACAAATCATTCCTGGCATCTTCTAATGAAAGAACTTGCTCCAGTGCCCCTTAGATTTGTGCCATACATTTTTATGTTGGCATTGGGGTCAACCACACTTTATTCGATCGCATTTGTCTAATGACTACTAAAACTCTAAAACAAAAATCAGTGGACAATCTCTTTGAGAAAAACTCAAGAGTAGAACCTCAGAAAATCTGGGCAGAGACTTGGAATGGTAGAGCAGCAATGGTTGGTCTATTCGCAGCAGCTATTTCAGACATCACCACAGGTCACATGTTCTTTGGCGTCTTCTAAAGAAGACCCATATACATATCTGAGAGGTTGATGCTTAGCACACCTCTCTATTTTTTTCCTTGTTTGTTATTACTATGATTTCTATTCTCTTGGCAGCATCAGTAGGTGCTGTAGCACCAAATGGAGTAGCAGCAACAGCGATTCAACAGACACCTCCTGCAAAAAAGCAATGGGTTTGTGAAACTTGCTCCCCCGAAGAGCAGCAAGCATTATTTTATTTGCAGGACCACGCTAATATAAACGACAAAAATGCACTTGCAACTATTCTTGGGAATATTAGACAGGAGTCTAATTTCCATGCCAATATATGTGAGGGAGGTGCTAGAATTCCTTACCACGATTGCCATCGGGGTGGGTATGGCATCATTCAGTGGACCTCAATAGGTCGATACAATAACCTTGGCAAATTTGCTGAGCGTTTTGACTGTGACCCTTCAACATTCGATTGTCA